CAAAACCGGCACCCTGGAAGTTCCTCCTGGTTTTCGGACCGGGAGAAACTCTAAAATTCCCGTATTTCTACGCGGGATTTTTCGGTGCGTTTACAGTGAGGATGGAAGCCTTCGGAGTGATCATGAAAATATGTATCACTTCGAGGGACTACGGGGTTTACGCCAGATTCTCTTTCTCTACTATAAAGTCGAGACGGAGTATGACGATTCTTGCATCCACGACTTTCTCACGAATTTTGTGGAAACTGATCGTCTTCTACCTGACAAGGTCGAACTGGATGAAACCATTTGGGTAGCTTCTCTTCTTTTAGAGCAGTTACTCAATGATTTCGACCCCCGTAGTATAGTCCCACGGCACGGGCCAGGGACTGTCTCCACTGGTGAGCGTGGATCTAGCAAGTACTTGTTTAGACGCAAGTACAGCAAGATTCACTCCTTTTATCCGTACTACGACTACTTTACTGCTGGTCGTGGGCCGGAAATAAAGGATCGCCGCGATTGGTATTGCGGACTTGAAAAGCCTGAATTTGCGCTTTCCAAGACAATCCTCGTACCAAAGGATTCGCGGGGACCTCGGTTGATTTCTGCTGAGCCACTCGAATTTCAGTGGATTCAGCAAGGTCTTGGTCGGGCTCTTGTTGATCATGTGGAGAGACATCCTCTTACTAGAGGCTTTGTCAATTTCACAGATCAAGGCGTAAATCAATCCTTAGCGCGATCCTCGTCATTAGACGGGAAATTCGCTACTCTGGATATGAAAGACGCTTCCGACCGTGTTTCGCTGGCCCTAGTAAGGGCTCTGTTTCCAGAGCCTCTACTGGAAGCTTTAGAAGCATCCAGGTCCGATGCTACCCGCCTCCCTAGTGGAGAGGTGGTGTTCTTGAAGAAGTTTGCACCGATGGGAAGTGCATTATGCTTTCCTGTCGAGGCGCTCGTCTTCTGGTCCATCGCTGTTGCGGTTTGCATCCAGCTTGAACCAGGTGGTAAACTCAATAGGCCCTGTTACGTGTATGGAGATGACATTGTTGTCCCCGTACACGCA